TTGTCCTTGGTACAATGGATCCAAATCACGTTTAATAAAACTCTTAACTTGTTCTATGGCAAATGGATTTGATCCTTGCCAACCTTGTACATCACGTACTTGAATAATTACTTGACCTGTCTTGGCTAGCAAACGTTCAAATAAAGTCCTATGCCCATTATGCCAAGGTTGCCAACGACCTAGCATCTGTACAGTTTCTTTCTTCCAATCAAATACAGGACGTCTGCGATTATCAATAATGTGCTCGGCAATAAAGTCAGCCCATTTTTCTGCATCTTGTTCTGTAATACGGAAGTCATAATACTCTGGCTCTTGAAACATAGCATTAGTATCTGCGTATCTACCTTCACGAATAGTGTCTACCCAGATAGTCCAATCTGCTTTGAAGTTATTTCGCATCTCCACTATAGGAGCAACAAAGTCGCAGATAACATATTCTGTTCCTGCTTCTATACTAAATTGAAACATACGCAGACTTTGACGAATACGCCCTTCTTTACTAAAGTCCCAATCGTTATACTTACGGCGTACATCGTCTGCATTGAACCAAGTTACTTTAGGGAATATTGGTTCAAGTTCTGCGTTAGTTACTCTTTCTTCTAAACGATTTTTTAATGCTTCTGCTAGAATAGTTTTACCTGCACCAGGTAGCCCCATAATTAAAATTCGTTGTGTCATTATTTTTTTCCTATTATCATATATCGTGTGTACAACGGTAATGCAAACTCGCCTGCCCAAATGATATCTACACAGCATTGTTTTTTGAATTCATCTAAATTATTTGCTGTTCTTATATGTTCGGGTATGTTATAGTTATTGCTTTGCAAAACTAATAAACTGTTATCGGGTGTATGGCTTAACCAACTTTCATATTGTTTTTGTGTTAGATGTTCACAACTTGTGTTAATAATAATATCTGCACTCATATGCATAGGTTGACTAATATCCACAACACTGGCACGGAATCTGCCTGCCATTTCCTCTAGCTTATTCATATTTTCTGCGATAGGTTTACATACTGGATCGATATCATAACTTGTAATATAGGAAATAGGTATAGTACTTTGGAACAACATGCTAGCCAAGACCCCTACCCATCCAGCACAGATTTCAACACTATAAGGATCTCTCTTCACTGAACAATGTAGCTGTAATACTTCTATTAACCATTCTTTGCTTTTAATTTGTCCAGACCAAAAGGCATCCATAGTCCTCAACGGCTCGGGACTTTGGCGGATTGCTTGCATCCAATGATGCAAATGATCTGTATCTATCATCATAAGTTTAATTTCTTTGCTATCAGTACTGCCGCATTATAGGCAGTTTTTATCCCCGAGTGCATCATGTCTCTAGAGAAGTCGGCAGGTTGATCCTTGAGAAATTTATCTATAAGATTATATCCTGCCGTGTGTACATGATCCACATTAAGAACCGATGCTGTATTTTCATGCCAGGACGCCTCACAATAAGCACATCTATCTTCCCAAAGTTGCCTTGTTATCTTTGATATAAACACAGCATTTAATTCGGCATGATATTTATTTTTGTTCCAAATATCCATAAGATCGTTAGGTTCAAGATTCCACGCACCTAAATGTTCTACATAAGTTTTTTCATATCTTGTTATTCTGTCTAATTCAGGCCATGCCATAATTACTCCCCTTGGAGTCGGATACGCATCTCTAAGTATAGAGGAATTATGAAAATTAAAAAACATCGATGATCCGCCTACTCCCATATTAACAACAGGTAATCCTAGGATATTTTCTATCTGACTGGATACAGTATCTTTATCATCTAAACCTACGCCTAATACATGGGAACAACCAAAGATAACCACCGAGTTAGCCCAATCGATGTTGTTAAACTCTTGAGTTCTATAACCTTCGGAATTAAAAGTGTAGGTCACTGAATGTGTTCTATAGTGCCAATCCGGTGGTTGTTTTTTTAAGTTTTCCTTATAACGGTTTTCTGTATCAGTACCTGACCAATATTTTGTACTATCATTGTCGCCCGGCAAAAACTTATTTGCATTAATTTTCGATCGTATAGTATATGAGAACAATTTATTCAGCATTTTTTATCTTTGGTATTTTGCTATCAGCGCTACTGACACATCTATCAGTTACGCAAAGTCTAGGGGCGGAAAACAAAGTAAATTTTTCTATCGTTCCCAAACTTTCTTCCTTGCAACTGTATGCTCGTTTTACTTCGTTACCTCTTATTATAACACTCTGATAGCCACTATTGCAAGTCCATCCGGCAAACTGATTGAAACCTAATGCATTAAATCTTTCTGCTTGATCGATATAGTAATCTTGCTCGCCGTCGGTAAGTCTTATTTGAAACCCTTCCTGTTGCTCAAAATCATTCTGCATGATATCAATCATCTCAGGCGTATAACCATCTACTATGGCTGTGGCAGTATCGTTACTCTGCGGTTTGAGTGTTACGTTGATACCACGCTCTCGCAGGCGATTACAACGTTCTAATGTTTCATAAAACAGTGCCGGCACCATAACTTGGTTAACTGTTACGTGTACACGTTCGTACATTAGTTGTAAACACTTGTCTCCAAACTCTTGCTCTTTGGCAAACTCTGCGTGAAAACTGGCCGTAATACTTCTACGCTGTAGACAGTCAGAAACATCGCACCAATTCTTCCACCATTTTGATCCTGGCGACAAATTGGTTGTCATATGGATACTTTGGTAAGAACTTTTGGTTTCATCCAAGTGTTTGATTAGTTTGGGAAGATCTTTATAGGCTGTTGGCTCGCCTCCACTAAAACTCCAGTGGAATTGGGTAAATCCGTTCAAACCGGCTTGACGTTTTATCTCATCTACTGTAGACTTATATACTTCTAAAGTTTGGTAATCCAAACTATCACTTCTAGCATAGGGCCAACAGTATGAGCATTTATAGTTACAAAATCTGCCCAATATCCAACTAATGTTAAATAATGGATGATCCAACATAGTCTGTTGTCCAAATTTGATTATTTTCGAAAACGGTATGTTAGAGAATTCCATTGACAGTATTTACACGAGGTGTTATAATATATACGTGGACGTGAGTGTAACTTGGTAAACCTCCTCCTAGTAAGCTGTTCCCCAGCTGAACGGAGGGAACGGGTCTAGCTCATTGAGTGACTTTGAAGGTTCGAATCCTTCCGTCCACACCATTTTTAACTTAGGCAAAAGAAGGCAATATGAAAAAAACGTTACTAGTGTTAGCAGTTGTTTCGTCTAATGTGTTTGCATACACAGAAGATCCACATCATGCATTTGATATGACCCATAATGAAGTCAATTCATTTCAGGTTACTTTTCAAGTAGCAAATGATGTCAATGCCGCATGCGTGGCCGCAAGTAAGAAGCGTGGTGGTGGTGGGTTTGGCTATAGGGTAGATGCCTGTAGCTTCTGGGACGATACAGTATCAGGACGTAAATGCACAGTGATCACACAACCTAGCGCCAATTTCCATACTATCGGTCATGAGATCAGACATTGTTTGCAAGGTGTATTTCATGATGCTTACGGTGAAATCAAAAGATGAAAAAAGTAGCAAGCAGTCCCGAACGACATACCTTTCAAAAAGAAGGGTATATCAAACGTTGTGAGAAAGAAGGCAAAGAACCCAATTCCGACTATGTGGCCATGTACAAGACTTGGCGTGAACAGGATGAGGAGAATCTAAAAGACCCTATGTGGCAAAAGAACAATATGGAATATGATCTACGTAGTTCCAAAGAACTATGCGACAAAGTCAAACAGTCGGATAACTACGCTCAAAACTTATATGCGGCCATGTGTAACATGACTTGGCAAAGCAGAGAGTTTTGGCAGGAAATGAAAGGTGAAACTTGGTCTTGCTCTTGGCGTCACTCTGGCGGTATAATTGCCGATATGCGTGAAGAAGGTGATTACATCGATTGGTATTGTAGCGGTATCGGCGGAGGCCTTGGTAATGGAGATGAAGAGGGTACTAAAGGCTATGTACCAGAAGGTGTAGTCACTGAAGAAATTGAATTGGACTTGAACCGTTTGGGGTGGAGACCAGTTCCTTATGAGGATGACGAAGTTTAAGGTTAAATATTTATATGGCTAGATGGACTGTAACAGTTGAAGAAGCAGATGATAGTAGTGGAGATTTGGTTATCCCATTGCCTCAAGAACTTCTCGACCTTCAAGGATGGGTAGAAGGAGATACATTAGAATGGGAGAAAGCTGACGATGGATCTTGGATTATTTCAAAAGTAAAAGATGAGTAACAAAGACGATATACTAGAACTAACAGGCACTGTTGAAGAAGTACTACCGGGCAATATGTTTAGAGTTAAGGTAGAAAATATGGACAAACCACTGTTATGTTATTTAGGTGGTAAATTGAAACAAAACAAGATAAGGATCATACTCGGCGACGAAGTGCAGATAGAAGTCAGCGTCTATGATCTGAGCAAGGGCAGAATAACTTATAGGTTATAAAATGAATATAATTCTCGAGCGTGTATATAACGTATGTAAAAAAGTTCGAGAAGACTGTCCTGAGCAGACAACTTTCAAAAAACTTATTGGTCGAACACGCAATACATTCAAATTATACGATTTTGATATTGCTATCAAAACCAAAAAAGATCGAGACTTAGATGTAGACAAATGGTATGTTATGGCTTACTACGACAGTGAAAATGACTACAATATGGAC